ATCTTCATTCTAAACTCCTGTTTTTTTCTTAAGCTTTCCATCGGCCAATGGCAACGATGTCAATAGTCATAGCAGCGTTGGGTAGCGAAGACGGTGCCATAACGATGAATGCCCCTGTGCTTGCTGCCGTAACTACGCTCTGTCGACCAATCCATAGAGCTGCCACCGGACCACCGCTGACACTCAGCAATAGTTTTGGGAGATCGCCGACAAATGTCTGCGGGAGCGGGAGCGCAGACTGAACGCCGTAGAACAGCGCGCCGTATGCTGTGGTGATGTTCACCCCTAGTGTCCCGCGATTCTGGGTAATCATTGTTCCGTCTGCGAACTTCGTCCAAGTGCCGGTCGCGCTGCTTCCTGTCTCGATGATGGCGCCGCTGGACATCAACCCTACGATATCTGCTGCTGCTGCTGATCCAAGACCGAGTCCAGTGCGCGCGGCGACCTGAGTCGTCCCTCCAGTGCCACCTTGAGCAACGGGAAGTGCGGCGGGAAGAGTTCCAGGGCTTCCGCTTGCCCCGAGCGCTGCGTAAAGCTCGTCGAAGTTTGCTTGTGATTTGGTAAATGCACTGCGTGGCGTATCACCGCCCACGCCCGTAGGAGCAGTGCCGAGATTGATCGTCTGCTTTGCCATGGTTTTCCTTTATATCGTTGGTCTCTTCAGGCCAGCAATTTGGCGCAAAGAAATGGTCGGTGCCCCTGGTCCGTCCAGGCGTTCGAGGCGAGGCTGTACATCAGAATTCGGTTGTTCGCGTAGTCGACGCCCAATGCGCAACTGCCGCCTGAAGAGTTGTTGTGGCAAGTCATGGTGAAAGGATTGATGGAAACGTATTCGCCCACGCCCATGGCTTTGGCGATACCCCAGATATAGCGCTGACTGACAGCGAGTTGTTCCACGCCAAGATAGGTCCAGTTGCCCGCCGCAAAGGTGACCACGACTGCCGGCGCACCGCTGTCGTAGCAAAGAACGCCGCTCGCATCCCATAGGCGCAGTCCGTAGGTGGATGTACCCATTGATGCCCATGCCGCGACGAAGTACTGCCCGCTAAGCGACTCATTGACCTTCGAGGCATTCATCGAGAAACCGGTCCAATTTCCCGGACCGCCCGTGAACCAAACCGAATACGGCACCTGAATAACTCCGGTCTGATCTGGGCGGATGAACACCAGCGGAGGATCCTGACTGGTCACAGATCTAGAAAATGTAGCAGTCGCATTGGCCACGCCTGCATAAGACCCCCTTGAAAGCATGCATAGGCGCGGCGCTTCTGAGTCGATCTGCACAAAGGCGTTGTCATTGATGCTCTGAAATCCGAAGCTCATGTGGCGAACCTTATGGCATAGGCCTTCGAAACAACTTTCGACTGCAGCCCCGTTGTAGCAGATGGGTTTTTCGGCAAGACCACAACCTGACCGACAGCTGTCGTCACGTAAGGGTAGGACCTGAGATTTCCCGACGAGTCATTCTCGGATGGCTGCACGTCCTGTGCCCTCGTCGGGATGATCATAAACACGCAGTTCGCCGGGTTGAAGCCGGGGATAGCGATTGTATAGCTGGGTACGGACCCGCTGAAATCAATCACGCCCTGCCAGATGATCTGGTAGGTAAAGCTGTTGGTGTCCATGGCGAGATTGCCATTACCGTCCCAGACCCTTGCGCCATAACTCATGCGTCGAGATCTCCAAGCTGCACCCGTTTAACTCCGTTTTGGTCAAACACCTTGATCGCCCGGTTAGTCATTGTTAATCGCCCTCCGCCAGGCGCCGGCCCATTGAACTCAAGGTTTCCAAGTTTATCCAGCCGCCAGCCTTGGACGCCCGATACATAGTTATCGGATTGGATGAATGCGCCTATTTTCGCATTAACGATGGAGCCGTCTTTAACCAGCAGACTGTCGACGAATACCTGCCCGCCTTCCACCGCAAATGGAATAGTTATGGCTCCGCCTGCGATGGAATTTACTATCGCGAATCGGTCGGCACTGACAAGGAACTGGCTCTGAAGGCCTGCGGGTCCATTTTCAATCCCGAGGCCAACCCCTGCCACTACGTACTGACCGTTCGCAGCCACCTGCATCTTCACCGACCAGCTTGTAGATACCTTGCCATCCAGAGTCGCGACGGACTGGCTCACCGTTTGGACGGTGGCGCTGTTTTTGTTGACTTCCGCCTGCACTGTGTCAACACGACGGGCAGTGGCAACGCCGTCCTCAAGCCGCGCCGACTGCTCTGACCAGACACCGATGTAGACCTGATCTGATCCCGCAAAGCCCGTCGTGTCACCAGCCAGCGCCGGGTTCACTTGGACATACACGCCATCCAGCTTTGATGCCTGTGCGCTAAGTTGGTCCCCCTGCTGGTCTATATTCAGCGTGTTCTCGGATACCTGCGCGGCCAGCGCGTTTGCCTCCTGCAAAATCTGGCCAATGTCTTCCCAGTAGGTTGTGTTCGGTGGCGCGTTGGCTCCGCTTGGCTCGGCGGGAACGTCCTGCTTGGCCCGATACAGACGATCCCCCTGATAAACGACAGCTCCAGTCAGATATGCATCTGTCTTCTCGTAAAGCATCGGGTTTGACAGATCATCGATCTGATCCTGAAGGCCAGGGATTTTGTCGATCTCATCGACAATGTCCTGCCCCAGTTCCGTGCGTCCAACTTTTCCCGCCATGGCGGCCAGGTATGCCGAAACATCGTTTGAGGTCTGGGCCGGAACGAACAGGAAAGAGCTTTTCCCGTACGCATTGGATGAGCGAACGAAATAGTAATAGTTCGTCCAGAAGCCCAGCCCCGTGTGCGTGAAAGACAGCCCCTGACCGAGATACTCGGCGTCGTCCGAGGTTGCGTTCGGCGAAGTACTGAAGAAGTACTCGTACGTGCCGCCGTTCAGCCCGTTCTGCGGGTTGCTCGGAATCAGCACGATGTTGTCGATCGAAGACTGCACGACGCAGCTTTCCGGGATGGGCGGGCCGTTGATGCTAACGGTGATCGTCACCTCACCTGAACGCGCCATGGGGCCGGCGGCCGCCACGCTCATGGTGTAGTTGCCGGACGGCAAGCCATTGATGGCGCATTCCGTCGATGTAGCAGGCACGTTGTGCGACTGAATCGCGGTCGCGCCCTGCCGGACGATGACGATGTACTCCTTCACCACTCCTGCAGGAGGCGTCCACGATAGAACGCCCTGCGTCACCTCGGCCGTGGTGTCCTGCGTCCACGCGAGATTCGTGGGCGTGCCCAGTCCGCCGGAAGGCAGATTGATGAAGCCGATCGGGTTGTACGGCTGGCCGACAGCGTCGTCGAAGATCGCAGGCTCGTACTGCTTGACCTGAACCGTGCAGCCCTCGCGATCGCCCATCGACCAGTCGGAGACGATGAACTCGCCAAGGATGTTCAGCGATGGCAGGTTCACGCGAACCACGCGGCCAGGCCTGCAGTTGTATCCGGCGAAGTTCATCGGGATGCTGATAGCGCCACCAGCGCGGCGCCGGCGCAGTTCCATGTTCGCCAGGCGCTGAGCCTGATAGGGATCGGAGACATAGGAATAGGTCAGCGTCTCCGCCGCCTCACCTCCGTCCTCAACGATCCATTCGGCTACGCTGACTTCCGGGTAATCCGTCTCGGTCCAGGACTGTTCCGGATCGATGAACGTGCCGCGCACGGTGTTGATTGCGGTGTCATTGGTTGGCTCAGTGCTGCCGGTGACTGTGCCGATCACCATGTCCTCGGTGATCTCGAAGTCGTACGGGCCGTAATAGGCGCCAGCCTGGAACATCCAGCGGCCGCCAACACGGATCAGATGGCCGCCCGACGCTGCTTCCAGCTTCTGGAGAACGCCGGTGCGCTGCTCGTCCGCACCGATTACACAGCCGGTGCGATACCGCTGGCTCGTCGAGCCGTCGGCATTGGTTACGCCTTCGTCGCAGACGTTGGCAGCGCTGGCGAAGGTCTCGAAGACGATTTCATCGTCCGGCACGTTGCAGCGGTTGCGCAGGAACCAGAGCAGGTGTAACGCAGTGTTCGCGCTATAACCCGCCGCCCCGGTGCGCGGATCGTAAATATCATTCCGCCCGCGAACCACAAAACGCGTGTCAGGGATGCCCGATGGAAACTTCTCTGCGCTGTAACGGAGGGAAACCCGCACATAGGACAAGCCGCGTCCGATCTGCGAGTCTTTCCAGTCGGGGCAGTTGGCCTTCAGGAACGCGTTCACTTGAGTCGGATTGACGACCAGCTCGTAGCTGGCCAGCGGTCCGAATGCGCCGATCTCTTCCTCGCCGAGGTAGATGTTTTCGAGGGCATCGATCGCCCCCTCGCACAGCACGTACACCAGGTGGAGCCATTCACCCTCACCCTGAGCGCCGGTCTGCTCCTGCGCCCATACCAGTACGCCGCCGGTGGAAACGCGCCCAAGGATGAAGCGCACCGGCGCCTTCGAAGAGCGTACGGTCTGGGCGGACGGCTCGTTGTCACGCAGAGGCGACTTCGTGTTGAGCTTTTCCTGCTGCTCGGCGGCGTAAAAGGCAAGCGCTGCGCCTGCAACCGCACCCCATGGTCCGCCCTGGGCAAAACCAACCACCGCGCCAATGACGACCGATGCAAGTTTTTTAACGCCGCCGCTCATTCAATTCTCCACGCGGCCAGTGGCTCGCACTCAACTCGAGCAGCACCGTCATCGGTCGCCGCCCAGTAATCTCCCGCCCAAAACACGGCCATGCTTCGTCCGCCGGGCGCGTCGTACAGCACGACGTCACCGCGCTGGATGAACGGCAGCGGCACCCGGGCAAAGTGTGTATCCCACGCCGCCTCAAGGCTGCCGTGCTGCTTCTTCAACTGCCGCTTCGCACCGGTCTCCGTCGTGTACTTGCCGCGATAGTTATCCGCCGGATCGACACCACACACCGAAGCCGTGCAGTCGGCTGCGAACAGGCAGCAGTCAAATTCGCCCCATGAAAAAGGCCGCTCTTGGGCGGCCTTGATCGTTTCGTTCAGACGGGTTGTCCAGTCTCGGTAGCGCATGGCTAGCTTCCATAGGTGAATGTCGGTGCGTCCTTCTTCGAGCCCCAGTAAATGGGCCACTCGGACATTTGGGCGATGGCGTAGAAGAACCGGTCGCCCTGATGGCGCGCGCGGTGGTTTTCGTCGGTGAATCGCTCGGTCCCGGTGCGGCTCCACTCGGCCATACGATCGATAACCGGGACAGTAATGCTGTTGCCGTCCTCGCCATTGCCGGCGAAAGAGAACTTGGCTGCGTCCATGCGACCAGAGAACAGAATGTCCGCCGCGTAGTTGCCGGCCTCGTCGAACACCACGAACATGACTTTGGCCATTCGCCCACGACAGCCTCGGACGTTGGTTTCGGAAAGGATGTAGGCATCCAGGCCGCTGAGTGTCAGCTCGACCGACATTGGCGATCCGGAGTTGTCACTCTCCTGCGACTGGCTCACCTGGCCGAAATTGCCCACGCCGAGGTAGGTGATGCCGTCGATCACCAAGTCACCGGTACCGGTGTGCGCGAAGACCATGCCGTCGACGAAATCGAGCTGCACGGCATACACCGGCATGAAGCGGCCTGTCGCAATGATGTTCACCACGCTCTGGCTGAACGGGAATGCTGATGGCATCAGAACGCCTCCCTGAATTGGTAGCTGCCGTTCGCGATGACCGGCTTTACGGACATCGCCCAGGTGTCAGTGGTCATGCGCATTTCGGAATATGGGTTGAGGTACTCGACGGCGGTGCCGGCCGTGAGTGTCCTGCGGATCCGCTTGTTGAGCGACACCGTCACCCTGCCCTGCGCATTCGCTAACGCTGCATCGGTTATCTCGAACATCTCGCCCGCGATGGTGATGTAGTCGCCAGCAGCGAACACAGCAGCATTCGCCGGCGCGCCGCCGATGACCATCGACCGCGCTTGCGCGTTGCCGGTGACCACGGAGAGCGCGCCGACGCTGTTGGTGCGCCTGCGGGTGAAGGCCGGCAGGTTGAAGGTGCCGAACATCCCATCCAGCCGGCCGAGAAACGCCGACAGCTCGCGCTCTTGGGCTCTGGTGAGTAGTCCGAAGGTCAAGGTGCACTGCCAGTAAGCGCCCGGGTAGCCGACGATCTGCTGGGCATTCGAGAGCGTCGAGGTGAACGCCCTGCTGTTGTTGACGATGCCCCACGTCATTTCTGACGGGCGCAGCGAGGCCGGCCACGTGAGAGCCATGCAGTACTCCTTAGATTGCTTAGCGCCGCGCGATCAGCTGGCGGATGGTTCCGTTCATTTTCAGGTCGCGCACGACCAGCTCGTAGCCGCCCTTCGCACCCTGCATTGCCGCCTCGCGCACCATGTTGACGGTGGCGTCATCTGGCGTGCCTTGGAAGCTGAAGCTCTGCCGGATGACCGGCGCAGTGGACGAGCCCGACGAGATCGGGACGACATTGGAGGTCGATGCCGCAGCGGTGGCGCCAACGTAGCCGCCATCTGCGTAGCCTTTGGCGTTCGCGTTCATGCGCTCGAGGAATTCCCGAGCGCCGGGCTGGCTCACCGCTTCCTTGCGGACAACGAACTCGCCGCCGTGCACAACGCCTTTCGGCTCGAACTTACCGCCGTCGCCGGTATAGCCGCCGTCGGAGAATCCGAACTTCGAGCCGTATCCGGCAGCAGATGCGCCGAGCGTGGAGGATGTTGCGCCGGCGGAACCAGCGGCGAGGCCGTTGCCGGCAGCAGCGCCCCCGGCGGTCAGCCCGCTGAAGATCGTGCCGAAGATGCCCACCGCCGCCTGCCGCACCTGGATGCGGATCAGGTCGGCGATGATGCCGTCCGCCAGATCTTTGAACGACAGCTTGCCGGTCTTCACGAACTGGATAATGCCGTCTTCCATGTTGCTGAAGGCGTTGGTGAACAGGTTGCGGGTCTGGCCTGCGACGTCGCGAGCCTGCTCGGAGTAGGTTTGAAACGCCGATGAAGCGCCGAGCGACCAGTCCGACTGGGCTTTGTCCACGTCCGAGTAATACTGCTGCTGCATCGCGAGGCGGGTTTGCAACGCTGAGCGGAGTGCTTCGGTCTGCTGGTTGTACAGATCGGTCTTGCCGGCGGACCTGTCGCTCTTGTTGTAGTCGTAGGTGAGCCGATCCATTTGCGACTGATACGACTGTTGGATGCTCAGCTGCTCCTTCAACCGCTGACGCTGCTGATCGCCCATTCCGAGGCCTGCCAAATCGTTGTCCAAACCGGTCTGGGCGGTCTTCAGCTGCGATTGCAGGTTTTCCTGAAACGCTGCGAGCTTTTGTCGCTGCTCGGCTGCAGTGGCTAACAGCTCAGTCTGCTTTTCCAGTGAAGCGTTTTGCTTCTGCTGCGCCAGATTGAGGTCCGCCATGGCGAGGATCTGCTTCTGTGCGGCAGTGAGCGTTTTCTTGTCTTTGAGGTCGGCGATTTGCTGTTCCAGCTCGAGCAGCTTTTTGGCCTCGGTGCCGAGCGACTTTGTTCCGTCGGCTTGGCTGCCGATGAGTGAGTTCTGCTGCTGAAGAACTGCGTAGCGCTGCCGGGCTTCGTCAAGCATCCGCTGACCAGCGTCTTCGGTTACAGCCTTCGGTTTCGCTTGGCTTTTGTCGAACTTGGCCTGAATGTCGGCAACGACCTTGTCGATTTCTGCCTGCGACCTGCCTGCCTCTACGCCAAGCCTTCTCGCGTCGGCGATGTCCTTCGCCAGCTTTGCCTGATCGCCAAGCTCCTTTTTCGCCAGAGCATTCCATTTGCTCTCAGCGGCGATGCGGTCCTGATTCTGACGAGTTGCTGCGGCGTCAATTTCGGCTTTTGACGCTGCCACGTCTCGTTGCTGCTTCAGCGACTTGAGCTGAGCCTCAATGAATTTTGTCGACTGGCTGTTCGGACCGAGTTCATCGCTGAAGAAGCTCGAAAGAAATCCACCCGATTTGCGGCCCTCCAGCACCTTCTCCAGATTCGCAATCTCCTGATTCAGATCTGGGAATAGTGAGCTTTTGACGTTGGAGTAAGCATTGCTGATCGCAGTACCAATGTCATTCCAGTCCCTCTCGATTTCCGAAAGAGACTCGCGGTATTTCTTCAGACGCTCTTGGGCATTTTGATTCAGCGACTCACTGAGCGAATCAAGCGCCTCCTGTTTTTTGCCTTGGTTGTCCAGCCCGACGATCACCTCGTACTGGGCAGATGTGAGCAAACCATACTGCGCGCTGATCTTTTCAGCCGCCTTGGTGGCGTTGTCACCCATATCTCCAAGAGACTTGGCAACCTCACCTGCACCCTTCCCAGTGAACTCTGAAATTGATGCTGATGCCTCGGCCAGATTTTTGAACTGGACCTGGCTGAGCCCGCTGCTTGCGGCTAGCGCTACCACGGCGTCTTTGGCCTGAGATAAGTTGCCGGTGATTGTTGCTGTGTCCTTTGAGACCTTCGAAAGACTCGCTGAGGTCTGTCCAGAGCTCGCCGAGCCTGAAAACAAAGCCTTATTGAAGGCGCTGACCTCTTTTTCGGCATCGTAATACACCAGTGCCAGCGCGCCCGCCGCCGATGCCGCAACGGTGAATGGATTCACTAGGCTCATGATGTAGCCGCCCAACGCCTTGGAAGCTGCGCCGATCCCGCCAAACGAGTCTTTGATTTGAGCGCCTTGTTGCAGGAAGACGGTGAGCGGTGCCTGCCCCCCTTGAAGCGAGACGAAAATATCGGAAAATTGAGCAGGCAGCATTCTCATTGCGGCGGCCGTCTGCTTTGAGGTGTTGCCTGTTCGAGTCATGGAGTCGTTGAAGCGGGCGAGCTCGGCGCGTGTCGCACTGATTTTGGACTGATAATCGGTGTAGGTATCGAGGTCTAGGGTGCCGGAAGCGCGATGACGAGCCAGCTCTCGTTCTTGGCGATCAAGCTCCCCAAATTTTTTTGTGAGCGGATCGATTTGACCAAGGAGCGATTCGATTTCGTTGCGCTCTGAAGCGAAAGATTTCGTAGCCTTGTCGGCGCTCTTGCCCGCGTTCTCCATTCCGCTGCCGGCCTTCGCCATTGATCGCTGGGTGGGAATCCCCAGTGATTCCAGCTCTTCAAGAGCCTTTCGCGTGTCCGCAGCTTTCTGTTCTGCGTCCCGACTATCAATCTCCAAAACCAAGCGCGATGTTTGAGCCATACCTTTCTCCAGGCATAAAAAAACCCGCCGAAGCGGGTCATTTGTGCAGGCATTCAGCTCTGCAAGATTTTGGCTTTTTCAGCCTCGTATTCAGTTTCAGTGAGCAGGCCTTTCTCTTTTAGCCCGCTGAGCCGCTCTATCTTTTGATACTTGTCCTCAGAAGCCTCAGCCTCAGGGCGAACCCTGATTGGTTCAATCGGCGGAATGGAGGATGCCGACCACACGATGGAGACCACCCAGCCAATTAGCGTCCAGCCAAGGAACAGGTTCAACAGAAGGATCGAATTGAAATTTGGGTGCCGACGGTGACGCGCGTTGAGACTTGGCATGAAGTAGACCAAAAATCCCACGAACAACAGGACTAGCACTCCCAGTGGACCGGTATCGTTTTGCATGCCAAACCTCCCTGAGTAATGGCAGCAATCTACCACCATCCGCAGGAAGCGCCAAAGCGGGCTGTACGAATCACCAGTAACGCAATTCCGTTCACCGATAGTAGCCTCTTGCCTTCACGCAACGGATAACCCCAGTCCTTTGCCTGCAAGCCCAAGGACTGGGATTGCGCCAATCTCGGCGCGTTTATGACCTGGAGGTCAGAATGAGTGAAGAACAACGGGTGGCGACACCCTTCGAGCTAGGCGTCTGTGCTGCGCTGCAAGTAATCGGAACGGCTATCGCAAGTCTGGATGTTCCGGGGCGAATCAAGGTTGCAGATGCAGCAAAAGCACTTCTTGAATCGCTTCCTGATGACAAGTCGATCATTAAGGATCGGTCTGCTCATCGGCTGCCGCTTGAATCTTTGATAGCAGGTCTTTTGCCAGAGTCGTCTCGGAAACCTTCTGAGTAAGCCAGTCTTGAAACTTCCCTGCGTCTTGATGGCCGGGGAAGTCGCTCCCCCGCGTTTTTTGATCTTTCATTGGTGTCTCCAGGCGGCGCAGCCGCATCATGTTGGTTACTCGTCGGCACCGGCCAAGCACACCGTATCCAGCGCAAAAATCACGTCGTCTATCTCATCGCGCGGCAGCGGTGACGGATGCGATTCCAGCCAGTCAGATATCTCCCGCGCCGAGAGCGGCAGCGGGAACGCCCCGGCCATGCCGGCGATGTACCGGCGGCCGCGAGACACGTTCCGGTACAGGTTGAGCAGGTAGGCGGTCAGCGGGTCATTCTCAGGCTCGCCCGGGATGGCCATCTTCAGGCGCGAGTAGACCGCCCTGCGCTTTTCGCTTTCCCCGCCCCACTCTTGCTCCCACTCGAAGCGGGCAAGGGCTTTCCCACCGACTCGGCTCGCTCTTCGGCGGCATCGTTGGCCGCCAGCGCACCTTCACGCAGCACGAAGATGAAGAACTCGATGTTGTTTTCCAGCAGTTCGGCGGCCACTGATGGGCTGTATTTGATCGGGCGGCCCTCGGCATCCAGCACGCCTTCCCAGTCCTTCACGATGAAGTGGCTGAGCAGCATTGCGTGGTTCTGGTGCTCGGTCATTTCGCCGGCGACCACGCCCACCTGTCCCTCCTCAAACCGCGCGTCATTGCGCTGAATGCGGCGGCGCATGCGCTCAAGGGCGACTTGATATTCAGGATTGTCGATGCTGGCGAGCAGGATCTTGGTGTCGTCGTCGAACTTCGCCCAGCGCTGACCAGCGATCGCCGGCTTCTTCTTGCCCAGTTGCAGAGCCATTTCAATTCCTCAACGCCGCGCCAATAAAAGGGCTCCCCCGGCCGGCGTTTGAACCGAGGGAGCCAAAGGGGTTTACGGGGTTGGATCAGCCGCTTCGCGGGTGATGGTCGGGCTGAGTTTGGCGACGGTGTAGTTCAGCGTGACCTCGATCAGGTCGCGCTTACCGCCGTTCGGCAGTTCGCCGTCCACTTCCACAGCCGGGAAGTTGAACGTGTACTTGTTGCCCAGCGAGTCGGTGATCGGGAAGACAACTGCGATCGGCGTCCGGGTGAAGGTGTTCTTCCAGATCTCCCAGGCGCGCTTCGACCAGGCCAGCGTGATGCTGCCGGTGACCGCCGCCTCGGTGGCGATGTGCGCACCAGGGCCCAGGCGATCAGAGCCAAGGCAGCGCTGAGTCTGCAAGCTGTTGTCCAGGTTCACGGTCATGGCCGATACGCAGGCCACGCCTTCCAGCGACTGGCCGTTCACCAGGATCGTGCCGACGTTGTTGTTCGACAGGAACGGCGTGGTGGTCGGCGCGTTCGGTGAAACGACGATCGGGGTGTCGCCGTCGGTGTAGTCCAGACACGCCATGTTGAAGGTGGCGGTCACCTTGCCTTCGGACGGGATGTCCAGCGCGAAGGTCGAGACGTGCGCGCCCTTGAACACGCCATAGACGCCGACGTCGTTGTAGCCCTTGGCGATGCTGAAGGTGTGACGGGTATCGCCTACGCGCAGCACGTCAGCCGTCCACACGCCGTAGAAGGCAGCTTCGAGCAACTGGTCGAACGAGCCGAACGAGAACTCGGCCGTCAGATCGCCGCCGATATCGATGCTGGTGGCCACCGAGCCTTGGCTCAGGCGGGTGTCGGTGATTTCGTCGCTGACTTCGGTATTGACGGTTGGGGTCAACGCGTTGCCGGTGAGGCGCAGCGTGTCCCAGGTGCCGGTGGGAGTAACGCCGGGCGTCACCTCCGCAATGATGTGGCTTACAACTTTTGCGCCAGAGCTCATTGGAGCCTCCTATTCGCGGGCATAAAAAAACCCGCTCAAGGCGGGGTTGGCTGGCCCAATGGGCTGGTTACTTGCGGTGCAGGATCCCGCCAGGCTGGAGCTCCTCGCGGAGGACTTCGCGAACGGTTTCGGCAATGGGCTTGATTTGCTCAGCCTGCGCAGCCATCGCACTGACAAGCTCCGTCTGGGAAATGCGGCCTTCGAGCTCTTCGAGGATTTGCTCAGCATCTCGATCGTTGACTGCGAAGCGATCCGCGCTCACCAGAAACTGCGAGGCAATACCCAGCCCAATACCGGCAGCCACATACTGGCCGTTGAGCAGCTCGAGCTTAACGGTCCACTGCGGGGTCAACTTCGGCTTCTCAGTGCTGGATTCGCTGCTCGATTCCTGACGCATGTACGTCACGCCGTCGACGACGATAAACGGCTTTGGCGGCTCCTCTTTTCCTACACTAGACAGGCACGGGTCGCCGGACGATTTGAATTCAAGGCTTCCGTTCTTGTGGAGCTTCCAGCCGGAGATACCCGGCACATAATTTGCGCTATGCATTTTCCCTCTCAGCCGGCGCGAAACCGGATGTTGACGTTAATTTGGTAGAATCCCTCGAACTCGCCGGCGACCACCTGGCTGGCTTCCATGCATTCCAGATCGCCGGACATCCAGTAGGCGAAGTGCGCTTCAAGCGCATCGGCCAGTTCGTTGATGGCCTTGGTGCCGGTGCGCTCTCGGGCGAAGCACTGGATGCTGACCTGCCCGGGCTTGCGGGTGTGCGGCCGATCGGCCATGCCGGCCATGAAGGCCGAGGCGTATTGAATATTCAGCCGGCACCAGAGGCCGGTCGCCGGCGGCGTGAACACCTCCGGCTGGTTCGGGTAATCGATCCGCGCCTGATCAATGCCAGTGAAGGCCGCCATGCGCGCGGTGATGAGCGCCCTGATCTGCTCGAATGTCATTTGTAGGCCTCGGATACTCCAATGAATGCGAGGTCATAAACCCCGCCGGGCGCCTGCGTGGAATGCCCCAGCTCCAGCATCTCGCCGTAGGGGCTGTTCGTTTGGATGTAGATGACGGGAAACTGGCCCGATGCTTTGATGAGCATGCTCCCCTTGCTGATCGTTTCGCGGCCGGACGGGTCGATGTTGTCGGTCACGGTAAAGTCTGGCGCGCCGATCGATACCAGGTGACTGCCTCGGAACGTGCCGCCGATGTACCCCTTCCCCGCCGCCTGCGCTTTGACGAAGTAGTTCTCTTCGCGCTCGCGCTTGGTCAGCTTCTTGAAGGCTCGCCCACCGGTGCGCGCCGCGTTACGGGCGTCGACGTTCGCGTCGTAGGCATCCGCCAGCGCCACGTTCTTTGTGCGCAGCGCCACGTTGGCCTGCCACAGGTCAGGGTTTCCCACCGGCGAGCGATTCACCACCTCCGTGAGCATGGCGGTCGCGATAACGCGCGCCATCTGGGTGATGTCCTCGCCAGCCTGATCGGCGAAGTCCGTGAGGCTATGGCTCCAACCCGCCTTGTTCGTCATCAGACTTTCCTCAGCTGGATCTCGTAATGGGCGCCGGCCGGGTCGGTCTGGACGTTTACCACGTCGAAATCGTTGATCTTGTGGCCGATGTCCGGGGTGCCGCCGATCGTTTCGTTGGTCAGCGCGATCAGCAGTTGGTCGGTAGCGCGGATGTTCACGCCGTCGACCTGTGCAATCTTGAAGGCGTCGAACACGCCCCTGCCGGTGTAGGCGATCACAACAGGGTCGCCCGCCGCCTCAGTGACCGGATCCCACGTTCCAGGCAGAGTCACGCCGCCACTGAATGGCTGCACAGCGTCGGCCAGATCAGTGTCGAAGGCCTCAGCCAGATCCGCCTGGATCTCTTCACGTAGGCCCATGGGTCACCTGTACACGTTGAAGCTGAAGCCGCTGGCACGCCATGGCGCGAGCAGCCCCAGCGCGAACTGGACGCCATCGGGCAGCGCAGTGGATTTGTTGGTGTCGATCGAGGCGAACGTCTTGCTGGTGGTCACCGATCCGGCCTTCACCGTCTTGGCTTCCAGCGATCCCTCGGTGTGCTGCTGGTACAGCTTCCCCTCAGAAGCGACAACCGCCAGTTCGGCGCCGGCCTGCTTCACCTCTTCAGGAATGGCGTCCATATCGACACCGACCAGGTTGAGCGAAGTCAGATAGGCATTCGCCTGCAACACCGCCCGGGTCTTCTTGTCATCTGGAGCCCACGAAGCCCCGAGGATGGCGTCAACGTCCGCCACGGTGATGTAGGTAGCCATCAGGCCTCCGCTTGAATGAGTGGGGCCGAAGCCCCGGGTGTTACTGGTTGGCCTTCAGCAGAGCGAGCAGCTCAGGCTTCGAGTCGTTGACCTTGTAGGTCACGCCCTTAGCGTCGAGCTGTTCCTTGATCTGCACGACGGTCAGTTCGTCGAGCTGGTCGGCGCCGGCCGCCAAGCGTTCTTTATCTGCCTGCGCCAGCAAGTCATCGACCTGCTTCTGCAGCTCTTCGGACTTGCTCACAGCGGCGTCGCGGGCGTCGGCAAGATTCTGCATGCCCGACTGAATGCCGGTCAGGGCCTGATACAGGCGCATCGCTGGGCCTTCGCCTTCAACAGGGTTCAGCACGCCCGCTTCAAGGCCAGCGGCCAGAGCATTTACCGCGTCGAGCTGAATGGCTTCCTGCGTTGCTTGCGAACCGCTCCCAGCGTTACGCCCGGCACCGCTTTCATTGCGAGTGCGCGCATGTTCAACACCACCGGTTTCGCCAACAGTTTCCGGCCCCACGGTGATGTTCCCTTCAGTGCCGCCGAACCCCCAACGCGCCTTCAGCTCGGGGTCGATGTGATGGTCTTTTACGACTGGCATGATTTTCTCCTTCAAATTCGCCAGCCCCCGAAGGGGCCAGCCATCGGTCAAGCCGATACAGTGGAAGTGATGAACGCCAGCGGCACCTGCTTACGAGCGAACTTGCGCTCCCAGTTGGTGGCCAGTGCCAAGTCAGCCCAGTTCGCCGAGATCGGCCGCGTGGTGGTCGGGGTGCCAGTGATGGTGGTGCTCAGGAACGAGTAGCCCAGCGGGTGCACCACGAAGTCACGGCGACTCCACAGCGTTTCAGCACCACCACCGTTACCGCGATCCGGCGTGCGGTCGTACTCGAGACCGTCTTCGCCCGGCGGGGTGTCTTCAGCGAAGCCCAGTGCACCCGGCCCGAAGATCACGGACAGGTACTTATTCGGCGTGCCAGCAATGACCGGCATGCCGTCATCCACCACAACGCGCATGCCCTGGAAGCGGCCGAATTCGGGAGTCTGGTCAGCGATCGGCGTGAAGTCGATCAGGTTGAGGATCTGCAGCTCGGTTTGCACAACGGAGTGCATGGCGATGACGCTCAGGCCGCCCAGTTGGCCGGAGTAATCGCCCATGGTTGCCTTGGCGCGGATGATGGCAGCAGCGCTGATGGTGCCGCCGGCGTCCACAACCATGTCGCCGCCGTTGCTGGCCACGTTGTCGTTGTAGATACCCACAACCGTGGCAATAGCACGGCGCTGGGCCTGCTTGCGCCAGTAGCTCAGCATGCGGCCGGCCACGAACTCGAGCGGATCCTGATTGGTGATGTTCTTCACCAAGTTCATGCAGTTGAAACCTTCGTTGAGGTACGCGGCGCGCGCCTGCATGGAGGCACTGGTGACCGACAGCGGTACCGCGATGTCGGTGTACACGTCGTTCGAGTAGTTCGGCTCGATGGACGCGTCCAGGTCAACCCACCACGGAATGGTGAAGGTGTTGGACGGGCTTGCCAGCAGCGTGGACATATCCGAGTTGCTGGTCAGGATGCCGGATTCGAAGAACGCGGTGCGCTCTACGCTGTTGACGGTGATGTAGTCGCGCAGCTCATCGCGGAACACGACGTCCGAGAGAATGGTTGGCATTGCTGATTTTCCTTTTACTTGGCCTCAGCAGCGGCTTTCATGCGCGCGTGCTCGGCGGGGTTGGTTCGGCGAAGCTCTACGCGCTCCATGCCGGTCATTTGGTCCCACGTTTTGGTGGCCCCGCCACCCTTACCCCCGGCAGCCCCGCCGCCGTTCGCTTGCGTGCCGCGCACCAATGCTGCGTAGCGCGGCGCTTGCTGGAATTCTTTGGCCAGGTCTTCGAGAGTGGCGATGGTCAGGTTGCCGGCGGCATCCGTGACCTTGACCTGGCCCTCTACGATCTTAAGGCGGCGCTGGACGAACTCAGCCAGGATCTCGGCGTTCTCGCCGTCGGCGATGCTGCTGGAAACCTTCGAGGCTGCCGACGTCAGGTCGCGCCGCTCGATGCTGGTGGTCAGCTCGGCAAGGCGTGCACGTTCGGCCGCAAGGGCCTGTTCGCTGCTTGCATACAGCTGCTCGAAGTCGCCCTTCGCCTTGGCGGCGTCAAGCTTTTCGCGCTCGAGCTTCTCGTCAGCCTCACGCCTCAGTCGCTTAGCCTCCTTGGCCTCGTCCAGCAGCGTCTGGTTCTGGCGCTTCAGGCCTTCCAGATCCTCGCCACCGGTGGGCAGGCCCTCAACGCTCAGGACGAAGTCATCGCCCATCGCCTTGTAGAGCACCTGCATGGCCGCATCGAGCGCTTCGTATTCCGCCTTGCTGATCTTGTACTTCATGTCATCCCCCGGATGATTTGCCGTTGGCTCAGCCTCAGGCATAAAAAACCGGCTCAAGGCCGGTCGTTTGTGTGGTTCTTTGTCAGAGCCCTGCTCGCTCGAAAGCCAGCGGCTCAAGGTCTTTCAATTGCTGAAGGGTCAGCGTCTTGCCGTTGTCATCCACGAACTTCTCCAGCGTCAGCTCGCCCTTGGTAAAGAGCGCGTAGCGGTTCGGGCCGAGGATGTCTCGCTGGAAGGCAGCAGGCTGGCGCGAGAGCCACTCCTGATAGCTCGTCTTGCTGGATACCAGCGTGACGCCTTCAGGGCCGATTGATGGCCGTGTAGATCCAGGAATCTCGCGTGCAAACTGATCTTTCAGCACGGGCAGCGCGCTCGATCGGCAATTCCAATGGCCGGGCGGCTTGGGGTCGCCCCATCCGTAGATGTGCTGATCCCTCGCCTGACACATGGCGCTGGTCTTGCTGTCGAGCGTGGAGATCCAACGCCAGCCCTGCAGGATGTCGTCGTTAGCCTTGAGCGTCTCCATGCGCGCCGTGCTGGCGACATGGTTGGTCATGGTGCGAACGAGCGACGAGACCTGATCCTGATGCAGCTGGTGGATGCTGGTGAGGCGCCGGCCGATCTGCTGGCTGGTCTCGCCCAGGCTGGAACCGATTTGAATCTCGCCGATGATCTCGGCTGCCTTCTTAGTCCCGAACTGATCGAGCGCACCGCTGATGCTGATCCGTTGAACGCCCTTGCGGGCCTCCAGCAGCATCGGGTCAGCCAGTGCCGCCGCGCTCACCATCTCAGCCGATGGCACGTTGAACTGCACGACGGCCTTGATGACCTTGCCCAGCATTTTGCCGTTGAACTCAGCCTCGTAGACTGCGAACTCGCCGAGGTCCAGCTGCGCCCTGCCCTTCATGTCGTCATAGATGCCCCGCAGATCGCCCTGGAGCGTTTCTATCTGCGAGGTGTACCGACGCGTGCCGTAGGCGCTCAGTCCTGCCGCCACGCGAGCCTTTGCCGTGTTGATGGCCTTGCTGATGAATGACGCCACCCGCTTCAGGTTGCCGCCGGCGTATCGCTGGACGTACACCTGGTGCCGAGTGGTGGCATCCGTCAGGTAGCCCTCACTACTCATCATTCACCTCTGGCGGCTCGTTCGGTTTCAGCGGGTCGTCTTCGCTACCCGGCACTGGCGCTTCGCCCTCGCGATCGTCGTCGATGTCGTCGTCGGTGCGGTCAGACTCAAGCACACCAGCCTGTCGCAGGTTCGTGCGCAAGTCTTTCTTGGCGATGATGCCCTGTTGCCAGAGCTGCATCTGAGCCAGGATCGACTGCGCGTCCATGACCTGGTCGAAGAACTCCTGATTGAGCCAGAAGACGGTTCCGTTCTCGTCGACCGTGTCCATCATGAAGCGCTGGGCATCGAACAGGGACAGCCGCACAGTCTCGGATACGTTGCCGGCGATCGTCCCAAGCACCGAGTTATCCGAGCTGTAGCGGATGCGAACAGCCTCTGCCGTCTCGGCGCCACCGCCCTGCTGGACGATGCGAGCGCCGATCATGAGCATCTGATCTTCTTTGTCCTTCATCAGCTCGCGGGCCAGCTGCGTTTCCTTGGCCTGCAGCATGACGGCGGAGCCTTGCTTGCCGAGGTTGTGGCCACGGCGCGAGCCGATGTGCATCCCGTTCGGGTTCAGCTTGAGGAACTCGTCAGGCTGAATATCCGTGGTGATGAACAGCGTTGGCTGCGAACTGATAAAGCCCGCCTCTTCCACCGTGGCGCTGTTGCCGTAGTGAAGGATGTTCACCTCGGCCAGGTCTTCCAGCGGCGCCTTATCGATACTGGCGTCGTTATTCTGGGAGCCAAAGAAGTGAAACGGGATGTGGTCGAAGGCCTTTCCAGTCTTGTCAGTCGGGTTCGACTCTACGCCGTCCGGGGTGTCTTCCGTGTACACGCGCTGCACGTACTTGCCGCCGATCAGCATCAGCGCGCGATATTGATCCTTGGCGGTGAACTCGAACCCGTCCTGCGTGGCCTCGTTGATCTTTTCGTGCAGCACCACCAGCGTCAGCCGGCGCACGCCGTCGATCACATCCTCGCGCCAGTTGACGATGCTCTCGGCTGGGTAGAAGTGAATGTAGGCGCGTGCATTCGCAGCCTGGGCGACAGTGAGCGAGGTCTGGCCCTCTGGCAGCTCAACCTTTGGGAAGTCCACCAGCAGCCCGCCGCGACCAGTATCGAGGCATTCGCCGGTTGCTTCCTTGCACAGCTGCTCAAGGCTTGAGCCGTCACCGCTGACGTTTTCGATCAGGTAGTCGATGGCTGACGGCAGCTCGATCTCCGCCGTCTTGCGGAACACCGCCCCCAGCAGGCCGGTACGCGTGCGACCGGTGACGTTGAGGAACATTGCCCGTTTCTTCAGCTGCTCATACCGCGCGATGTTCTCGGGCGACTGATTCAGCGGGTCAGGCATGGGTAGATATTCGTTGTACTTGCGAACCTCTCGCGGCCCGGCTACGCAACGCTTGACCAGCTGCCAACCGGGCAAGGCATCGCTGTACTCCTGCCTGATGGCGCTGTAGTTGGGCATATGGGCCTCAGAAAGTGAAGGTGACAGGAATGTGGGTCATGGTTGCGCGCTTGGTTTTGGCTACAGCGAAGTAGCGCCATGCGTCGGCAGGGTGAGACGCCCAGTCGTGAAGCGGCCGGTCTTTCCAGCAGCCCTTCTTGTCGTCCCACTCTTTGCGGTAGTTCTCGAGCGCGGTGATGCCCTCTTCGCACTTCGCCTCATCAAAGGCGCAGTGGGCGAGGATCTCCCGCGCCTGGTCGATACCGTCGTCGACGCCGATCTTCGGCACGACCTGGAAAATCATGCGGTAGTGCTGGCCGTCGATCTCGTAGCCTTCGCGCGCCATTTCCCGGCGGGTCTTGGCATCGCTGCCGAACTCGCGGTTGTCGATGTCGTGCGGCCCCCAGTGCTCGGAGTAGGTGTAACCCTTGTCCTTGAGCACCTTCATGTAGTGCCGCAGGCCTTCCCCGCTGTTCTGGTAGAAGTCGATGACGTGGTACTCGTTGCCGACCTGACGCACGAACCAGATGGCCGTGGAGTCCCCGACGCCGATGTCCCAGAAGGTCATCACCGGTAAGTGGCTGTTGTCTGGCAGCGTGCCGATGCGCTGAGCGGCATACAGCTTGGTGAACTGCTGGGCGTAGTAGGCGCCCTCGATCGACTGCTGGAAGGCTTCGGCCGGAATCGATGGGTATTCCCGCTTCATGTCGTCGCCGAGGGTCTTCTCCTTGGCGGCGTACCAGGCGCGCTGGCCGGGGTTGGTGTCAATGCCGTGCTTGGCGAACAGTTCGTTGAAGTAGTCGGTCAGCCGCTGCGGGATGATCGCTTCGGCTGGGTCGAGCCAGTAGGCCTTGTTCTTCCACCAACTGAAGAAGAAGAACTTCCAGTCCAGCTTGCCGAGCGGCGTGCCGGACAGCAGCTGTTTCTCGGCGCTCTGCGAGTACTCGAAGAAGTAGCCCGCCCGCCCCTCCGCCGTCGATTCAATCGTGACGAAGCAATCGGTGGCGACAGCCTCGAAGGCGCCGGTGACGATCTCGCGGGCCTTGTGCGGGAACTTGGCGCAGATCTTCCCGAACTCGGAGACGTGCAGGTAACGCAGCGTGCCGCCCCGGAACGAGGTGCTGACGTAAAGCGAACCGCCCTTGCTGAATACCAGTTCGCCGGCGGCGTCGTTACTCGCCGGGTTCGCCGCGCGGATCTCTTTCGGCAGGTTGTCGTAGGCGTACTTCACCTTCTCCCGGAACAGGCGCTTGGCGTCGTTCAGGGTGTGGGCGATCAGCGCGCACTTGGCCGACTCGAACAGAGCGGCGTCCAGTTGGATGATGCAGCACTCAGTGGTGAAGCCGAGCTGCCGAGCCTTCAGGATGATGTTCCGCGTGTGCATCCCATCGAAGTATTCAATCTGCTCGTCCGTCATCCGGAAGCGGACTTTCTTGCCCTGCTTGTCGGTGATGAAGTAGAGATTGTTCAACCGCCAACGCTTATCCCGGAGCAGCTTCATGTGCTCGGGCTTCATGTCAGGCGTCCTTCGATAGTTCGTCCATCATCGCGGCCAGGGTATCGACTGTCTTGTCACCCTCTTCCGTGTCGAGGTTGTAGGCCTGGCGCTCGCCCTTGATGACCTTGAGTTGGGCATCGACGCCAGCGTTGAGCGATCGGGAGAAGTCGCCGATGTTCGCCTCGTTGACTGTCATGGCCTGAAGCGCGGCGCTGAGCTTGTTCGCAATGCCTCGCCACTGAGCGAGATCAACCCGGTGCGCGAGCACTACAGAGGCAACCTTGTCGGAAGCCTCCTCAATGATCTGTTCTTCGGTTACCAGTGGATCTTGGTAACTTTCCGTGGTAACCGCGCTGGTAACCTTTCGCTTGGCTGCGGCTCTGACCTTATCCGTCAGGTCGCGCACCCAGCCTTCCTTCTTCGCTCGCTTGGCAATCGCTACGTGAGAGATGTTGCTCTCTTCGGCGATTGCTCGAACTGAAAGCGACCCAGCCCGGTAGGCTCGTTCGATCGCCTCCCAGTCGGGTTGCTTGGTTGTCATGGAGAATCCTAATTGGTGACCTTCTGCAGCCATTCTTCGATGATGCGCTGCACTACCGGCTCGGTGAGGATGGTGGAGGGCTGCTTTCCGTCGATCACTGACTGGATCAGCGCGCGCGGGATGACATGGGCGCCGTCACTGGCTGCTACCATCAGGTGCGGACGCTGGCCCGCGATGTCATGGATTTGTGCAGTCATGCCTTCACCATTTCGTGCGTCTGGGCGTGAGCCTGTCCGTGGAGGATTGCCACCACCAGACCTTGAGGCAGACCGGCGGACTTGGCGGCATCGATTGCCTTGGCGATAGCGGCATCCAGTTCAATCACAGCCTTGTTGATGTCGGAGCTCAAGGGAAGCGCATGACGCAGTCGGGTAACGTTGCTCATCAGCTGAATGGATCAGCAGGCTTGGCGATCGAGCGAACGAACCACATGAAGCCCTGCTGGAGATTGGTCTTTGCCAAGGCCAGCAGGCGCGGGTCAACTCCTTCAATCTGGCCGATCTGCTTGAACAGTTCGCCGGCGTCCGCTTCCAGAGCCTTGATGGAGTTCATGCCGTCGATCTCAGACTGGGTCAGGTCTCGGTAGCCGGTGATCTTCTTGTGCTGGTTATCCATGCTGCTCTCCTCGTCGCGTGTCGCGACACAATTTGCACTCTCGCGAAACGTGTCGCGACCTACTTGCTCTGACTGCGCTTGATCTGCGCATCCACCTGGTCTGCACAGGTGTCGAGCAGGTTGATGGCTTGGTTCTTCAATTCCCACAGCTGGCCGTTGTCAGCGAGGTCTTCATCGGCTACCCGCTCGCATGGCACCAGCTCAGGGGGCTCGACTCTTACCGCCGCTGTCTTTGTTACCACTTGCGGCTTTACCGCGCAGGCCGTCAGGCAGAGGCTGAGCAGCCCAATCACGAACAGGCTTGCTGTTGCGTTTGAGTTCTTCAAAGTTCTTCTCCGCCTTTCTGGCTTTGGCCTGGCTGGCCTGTAAACGCTTGTTCAGGTCTTTCTGGTAATCGGCGTTGCGCTGGGCTTCGGCGCGAAGCGTGGTGATCGTGGCCTGGCTTTCGAGGTTGGCGTCGACCGCCTTCTTCTTCTCGCTGGCTTCGAATGCCACCTCCCCGCGAAGGGCGATGACGCGCGACTGCTGAATCCCAATGAGGAGCAGGCCGACCAAAGCAATGATGATTGCAGCAGCGAAAGCCTTCATGCGGCATCCGCCTTGCGACCGAGGAAACGGGTCACCAGTTCGCGTATGGCTGTCACGCCGAGGAACCCAATAGTCCCTCCGGCAGCAACCGACAGACTGGGCGGCCAGGTCATCCACTCGATCACGCTGGACGCAACAAGGCTCAGCGATCCACAGATCAGCGATTCGAAAAGGATCCGACGCTTACTGGTTTCCTTCGCGTCGTACATCACGCGAAGCAACGATACGGTGATGGCCATGATTGCGCCCTGCCAGAGCGGATTGCTCAACGCCAGCCAGATCTTGGCCCAGGTGTCTGGCTTATCAGGCATGGTAGGCATCCGAGTTGCCTCCCCCATGGGGAGATTGATAAATCCGGCGTCCGCTGCACTCCCAGCTCGGGGCAATGGGTGTGGGGAGCCGAAAACGAAAAAGCCTTGGCCAATGCCAAGGCCCTGTATTAATGATTGATGGGGCCGAACGTGAGGCCCTTCAGGAACACGCGCTGCTCTGGCGTAATCGAGTCAACCGGCTTTGCATTTTCGATGATAGAGGCATCAATGCGTGCCCAGTTAATGCAAACGATGCCATCTACCACGACGAACGCTGCCGTATCTTCGAGTCTTTTAAGGCCCATGCCGAACCTCCACAAACGAAAAAGCCCCTGCTAATGCAGAGGCCCTGAATAGGTGCGCTCGTCTTTCCGAGCTGTCGGCCAAAGACCATCCCAGCGTCGACGCCCCTTTGCATCGATCTCGCTGTTGCTGTCTCGCGCCACCCTGAAAGCATTGTGAGGTCAGGGTGCACGGGCTGCCGGCGTTGATCCGTGCGTCGCACTATCCGGCTATCGACGTCCAGGCCTTCCCGAGGGCTGTCCCGGCTACAGGTAAATTCGAGGCATAAAAAACCCGGCGCAGTGGCCGGGTTTAGTGTTTCGAGAGTAAGTTGCCGGAGGCAAAACTCTAACAGTGGCGAAATCATGCCATGAGCCGCACGGGAACGCAATAGGCCCTCAAGCGGCCTCGCGCATTTCGTAAATCACGGCTGCTACCGGGCTCAAAGCGCGACGATCCAGATCCTCGCAGCACTCGAAAATCAGCTGGATTACACCGCCCCAATCCCGCTCCCAGTTGCACGACTCCAGCCGCACCTCGTACACCTGCCACATCCACGCCCGGAACTTCTCGGCGTTGGCCAGCGGGTCCTCGTTTGACGATTGCCCGCCCTGGTGCATGTACCGGTACCGGCGCATGATCCCCTTCACCACATATTCCAGCTTCTCCCGCTTCGCCGCTGTCATCCGCGGCGACCGAGTTTGCACCAGCAGGAAAACAACCTCTTCCGCCGCCTCCCGAATGTCGTCGCTCTGCTCGGCCGCGTACATGAAGTCACCGAACACGCGGATCTGCGGGTGCAGCCGCTCGATCGCTGATTGGATATGCCCAGCAAGCGCACCGTGGACCGCATGGTTTGCCGTTGGGCCGCGTTCGGTGTTCTGCACCACCACGCCGAGCTGGACGACGTCGGAGGTCTGGCCGGGGGCCGGGTTGTATTTGCAGTCATGCCAAGCCTGGCGCGCTGAGTTGATTTTCATGCTGCCTGCCCCTTCTTCAGTTCGCGGGTCTTGGCCCGGTATTCGGCGGTCATAGCCTTCAGTTGCTCGACGGTGTACTTCTTCGGTTCGTGCGGCCCCTCCAGCCACTCGACTGCCTCGGCGCCAATTCGCTTCACCAGCTCGATTCGGTAGTTCACGATGTCGCCGGACTTGTGGTTGTTGCAGGGCGCGCACTGTTTGTGCACGTTGATCGGTTCGAAGCGCAGCTCTGGGCTGGCTGCGACGGTCCGGTAATGGCCGGCGTGATACTGGCCGTCGTGGTGCCGCCCGCAGCTGACACAAGGGAGGGCGGCGTCGCGCAGGCGTATCCACTCGTTGAAGGCTTGTTGGGTGTCCTTGGCATGATCCGACCTGTTCTTCAGCTTATCCTTGCGCACCTTGATGTCCCGGCGTTCGCGCTGGGCGAACGACTTGCGCTGCTTCTCTTGTCGCTGGCGGATGATCACTACCGCACAGTCAGGGGAGCACCAGGTTTGAAATGGTTGCGCAGGGACGAATGTGGCCCGGCATTCGGCTACTCGGCATTTCTTCGGGCGGGACTGCTTCACAGTGAGGCTCATAATGCTTTCCTTGCTGCTCGCTCTACTTCTTCCTTTCGGGCTTTGCGCTTGCGTTCGAACTCTGCTAGCGATTGCTTGCGGCGCCGCTCGATGAAATGTCCAGCAATTACCCCGACGACCAAGGAGAGGAAAATCACAATCCAGAATTGCTCTGCTGGAGTCATCAATACCGCCCTCCCCACTTGTCCTGCTCAGTCCAGCGCACACCATGCTCGGCGCCGAAGGCATGCATCAGCTCGAATAGATCGCTGAACCACTTCTGGGACTGCTTGCGGGTCGATACGGCCATCACGACGAATCCACCGTCGAGGCCTGGCTCGGCGCGCTGCTTCTCCAGCGAGGCACTGAAGAGGCACTTCCAGTCTTCACTGGTCAGTTTCTTGCCATGCCAGATCACCTGCTCGGATACGTCCTTGAGCATTGCCCACATCTTGCGGTTGCAGACGTCCGGGCGCTTCTCGTCCTTGATGACCACGATCTTGGGTTTGGTGAAGTCGGTTGCATGCAGGACGCCCATGAGGCGGCTGATATCGCGTTGGCTGCGGATTGCGAACTCGGCGCTCATGACTGCTCTCCCTTGCCCAAGGCTGAAAGGATGTCATGCAGATAACCCGTCGCCACACTTGGCTGCTTCCCTGCGGAATCACGCAGCTTCTGAACGAAAGCTGTAGCGCTCTGCAGGCGATCGGCATCCTTGCGAAGAGCCTCGTTCTCGACCTTGAAGCGATCACACTCCCCCATGATTTCGCCGATAGCCCAGCTCAGGCCAAGCTTGGCGTCTTTCACCTCTCGCAGATCTGCCCGCAGGCATTCGTTCTCGGCGATCAGGGTCAAGACCGCCGCAGGATTCGCAGCAAGCACCAGATCCGCGTAATCCTTGTTCTGCGCCATGAACTCGGGGAATGACCGGTCCTGATGCACGTCAAAGACGATTCCGTTGTCGTTGCGGATGTACAACGCGCCGTGGCTGCGCATGAAGCGAAGCGGCTGATGCTGCTGGCACACTTCGGCAATCGCCTTCAAATCGAGTAAGTCATTCATTCGGCGAACTCCTTGAGCAGTTGGCGAGCGCCCATAACAGCGCCCTTGTCGCCGGACGTGCGGCTAATGTCCTTGAGCCATTCGAGCATCCGAGTGTTCTGTGCTTTCAGGTCGATGACCATGCCGAGCAACTCATCGCCGTCCGCGTCCATGTCGGACTTGAGTGCTTCGCCAATCGCGCCAAGGTCGCAAACGGCCGCCAGAAGCATGCGCTTGTGGCTCTCAATCTCCTTGACGAGGGCCAGGACCACTTCAGGGGTCGCCGCGCTTTGGAACCCAACTTGGCATGGGATATATGGCGAAGATGGATCGTCTTTTGCGGCCTCTGCCAGCCGCTTAAGTTCTGTGTAATCGGTCATGTCAAAACCCTTCCTTGCCGCGCTGAGATTCCCAGTCGAACGGGACCACGATCATTCCGCCCTCGCGCAGACGGTCGACGCAGCGCTCACCCATGGCGCCCGCCAGCTGGTGCGCATCGAGGTTGGAGATCACCACCGTCGGGCGCTCCTGCTCGTACCGTCCGTTGATGATTGCGAACAGGATCGTCAACTCGAAGTCGCTCGGCTGTTCCTTGCTCACGCCTACCTCGTCCAGCACCAGCAGATCGGGATCGATCAGGCTCGACAGAATCTCTGCCTCGCTGCGTTCGCTGTGCTTGTCGTACGTGGATCGGATCGCCTGTAGGATTGCGCCGACAGTGCGGTACACGGCCGTGCGCGAAGTGTTGTGCAGCAGCTCGTTGGCCATGCCGGCGCCGAGATGGGTTTTCCCGGTACCGGGCTTGCCGATCAGCACCATGCAGCGACCGGTCTTCAGGATCTCGTCAAAGATCTGCACGTAGTGCTGGCAGAACCTGAGGGCTTTGCGCTGGCCGTCGTTCTCGGCCTGGTAGTTGGCCAGGGTGCGAGTAGTAAAGCGTTTCGGGATCAGCGCATCGCCCAGCTTGCGAGCAAGCGACATGCGCAGCTCCATCGCCTTGTTGGCCTGCTCTGCGGCTTCGGATTTCTCGCGGGCGATTCGGGTGCATTCAGGGCAGTTACTTCTGAGCTCCCTGTTAAGCACGGAGAAGACTCGCTGTTCGTAGGCGCCGTGGGTTTCGCACTCAGCAGGCTGAATACGGGTGCCCGGAGGCAGTTCTGGAGTCGCTTGGACTGGCTCAGAGCGCATAGCTGCCGTCCTCCCGCATTCTCAGGCCGGAGGTGTAATCGCGTTCAGCGAAACCGGTGTGGCGGGATTGCGGGAACGGGTGCACGTTGCTGGCGACTTTCACCTCGTCCTCCCAGCGCTTGCCGTTCAGCCACGTCGCTGGGTGGGGAATGAATTGCCCGCCGTCCTTGACCCATGCCTCGCAAACGACTTGGGCGGCAAGACCTTCAGCAATCTGGCCAAACAGGTCAGCAGTGACCTTGAGCTTCTTCCAGGCTTTTTCAGCTGCGGACTTACCCTTCTTGTTCGGGTACATCTTCCAGAACTTCGGGAAGAGGTCATCCACCATCGGTGGAGTGTTGTTTTTGTTCTTATCTGTATCTGTATCTGTATCTGTATCTTTATGGTTGCCATTCCGTTGCAACGGATCGTCAACGTTCGTTGAACGGTCGTTGAGTTCTTGTTGCTTTTTGAGGGCCTTTGCCCGCGCGGACGCCTTCCCCGCATTGGAGGCGGTGACGACTTTGCTGTTGACCGCCTCGAGATCTGCTTCCACGCGGAACTGCACCCAGTGCGTTTCCGTGACGTGGAAGAACTCACTCAACGTATCGGCAACGGACGGCCAACGTTCGTTGGGAATTCGTGCGACGGTTGCGAGGCGATCGATGCGCAAAGGCTTGCCTGTCTGCCAGTAGCTGAAAAGCAGGAGCATGTACGCGCCATGCTCCTCCGCAGTCAGATGCGTGGTGTCGGCCAAGTAGTCGGCGACGTAGAACTGCATGTACGGAAGCGCGGCCATCATTCGACCCCCTTGAGATTGTGCTGAGCCCACAGGCCGGCAATCCAGTTGACGCCCTTGGGGGTGAATTTGGATTGGTTGTAGGCGTGGCCGCTGTCGCTGGTGCCGGCTTTGACTTCAAAGCGGCCAGCGTCGATGTGAGGCTGATACGCCTGCCACTCGCCTCCCATGCGGTACATAATTTTTTTGTCGAGCAGGAACTCGCGGAATCGCGATTCGTTGGCCTTGAGGAGTTTCGCCACTTGGCGGAATCCCTTCAGCCCAGTTGATTCCACGTAGCGCTCAACGAAGGCAATCTTCGGCGCGGCCTCAATCAGGGCCTGATTGGCAGCCTGCTGGAGTTCGAACTGCTCAGCCCACGCACGGGCGGCAGCGGCAGGATTGGAGAAGTCTGGGAGCGTGGCGAGAACCCGAGGGCCTTCCAGCTCCTTGAGCTTTTGAAGCACGGATCGGCGAACTGCTTTCGATTCGCGCATCCCTACCAGCATGCATTGGTCGAGAGTCAGGCCGTAGGTAGCAACCTGGTTACCGTGGAGGGGGGTGTAATATTTTTGCACCCCCTCCAGATCATCGCCCAGCTCGTCTTCAACCCGGGAAAGGAAATGGTCGTTGCGAACCTTCGGCTCGCCGGCTTGCTGGCGCGCCTCGTTGATCATGTCGCGGAGGGTAATTGTTGAAATGATGCGCGACACGTTTTCACCGTTGCCAAATTGTGTCGCGACACTGGCCGGGGTATTGATCGTTTGGATTGATTGGTGCATGATTTGCTCCACATCGTGTTTTAAGAGAGCCGGGTCACTACCCCGGCTTTTTTTCGTCCCGAATTTGGCAGAGGCCCTCTGGATTACCCCGAAGAGTCCCTGCCAGAGGCCCTCATTGGGGTCACCAGTTGAAGGACTGGCGCCTTCTTCCTTCCCACCTCGGAAAGCGCCCCACTCGCGATGGCGGTTTCCGTCATTTCGTTGATCGCACGGCTGAAACTCCAGCCGTTTACGCGCATCAGTTCCTCCACTCGCTGTCGAGTCCGCGGAGGCAGCCTTTCAAGCTCTACGGTCATTTGGCCCTCCAAAGGGGCTTCAGCCCGCGATATCTTCTTGTTTGTCCTGCATGAGTTCCTCGATCACGCCATTGGCCACTGCCCACTCGATGATTTCGTAGAGGTAGGTGGCGTGCTGCATACGGGTTTTGGTCGCGGCTTTACGCAGAATCCGATCAAGCACTGGTTCAAATCGAACCTTCACCGGGATGGCGCGCTTTTGATTGGGGTCCATGTACATGCTTCGATGCTCCTGGCTGTTGAAATTGGTTATGCAGCTGAAAGTGTTTGGCCGGGCGCAGATTTGATCTGCGCCCAAGGAAAAGATGGGCAGAGGTCGGCGCGATCAACTGCGCCTCCGGTCAATGCCTCGATTTCGATCGCGCGCTTGGCAGGAACGGCACGCTCTCCGGAACACCACTGGTTAACTGTTGGCGCAGCAACCCGCAGGCGGCGCGCCATTTCCGCTTGGCTGCCGAGCAAGCGGGATGCTTCTTTGGCTGCTTCTGCTGGTTTCATGAGTTCTCTCCTGGAGATGTTGCGGTGAATATAAGGCATTACCTTATCTCAAACAAGCCATTGCCTAACCAACTCTTCGAAAGGCTAAATTAGGCAATGCTTACCGGCCCAGAATTAGGCGCCGCCATCGAGGCCGCGCGGATCGCCAAAGGCGTATCCAAGAAACAGCTCGCAGACGACTTCTCCGTGAAGCCTCCGTCGGTACAGGGGTGGGTGAAAAACGGCAGGATCGACAAGTCCAAACTGATGGACGTGATCGCATATTTCTCAGACGTAGTTGGCCCTTCACACTGGGGAATGCGGCCAGGCTTCACGTATGAAAGCCTCGGCGAAGGATCGGGAAATGGGCTTGTTGTCGAAGAGCCTGAAACAGGATCGACTGCTGCCGATAAGTTTCGCGCGATGCTGGCCGGCAAAAGGCTCGACGAAGGCAAGTTGACGAGGTTGCTCGCGATCGCCGAGAACGACGCGCTCGAAGAATCAGGCGCAGCCCTGGTGCAGGACGCCTATCGGCCCGGCAAGGTCGGCGATGAGGTGTGGATTGCCCACTACGACATTCGTGGAGCGATGGGGGGCGGCGAGGTCAATCACGACTACCCCGAGCTGCTACAGGATGTGCGCGTCAGCCCTTCCCAGCTGCGCGCAATGGGTGTCGAGTTCAAAGAGCACTTCCACCTGAAAATGATCACCGGCTGGGGCCAGTCGATGGCGCCTACGATCAAGCACGGCGACCCGCTGCTCGTGGACATCAGCGTCAAGGATTTCATCGGTGATGGAATTTATTTCTTCTCGTACCAGGGCTTTCAGTACATCAAGCGACTGCAGATGAAGGGTAAGGATAAATTCAAGATGATCTCTGACAACCGCAAGCACAAAGCAGAGGACATCTGGCTGGAGGAGACGTACATTCAGGCGCGTGTTCTGCTGGTTTGGAATGCGAACTTGGTATAGCGCCCGATCATGCAAAAGCCCGCCAAATGAGCGGGCTTTTTTGTGTCTTTTAGAAAGGCGCCTCTTCCATTGCAAGCTCTTCTTCTACCGGCACCATCCGTTCCTCTTCTGATGAGGGCTCCCAGCGCAGCGTGAAGGAATCGTCTTCATCGTGACGCGTCATAGCGATGCCGTCAGCTTCGGATAATGCGCCTAGTATTTCCGACCACTCCCTCTCCCCGTCCGTGTCAAGCCGATGAATGCGCACCTCGCGCCGCTCTTGGGCGATCGGGTGATTAATCATCGACGACACGCGCAGCTGAAGCCGCTCCATGGAGTGCATCGGTCGAATTCCTGACTCTTTCTTGTTGCTTTGCTGCGCCATAAAACCTCCTCAACAATGCTGTATATCCATACAGGTTAGGCGAAGCTTAACGGCTTGCCTTGGAAAAGCAATCCCTCCCCGACCAGATCAACCGAAAGAAAAAATCATGAAAATAATTAGGCATTACCTATTTACAGAAATTAGGCATTGGCTTATCGTTCACCCATCGCAGCGACACACAGCCACTGCGAAGGGCCTCAACAGACCCGCCGCTCTTTAACAGTCAGGAATCTTCGCGGATCGATCCCCGGAAACGGGCATAGCGCGAAACACAAACTTCGATCCCCATGCAGGCTCTGGAACCTGCCGGACTCCCCATATGGGAGGACGCCAAACCATGCAAGCCAGCCGGCGAATAACACCGAACACGAAATGTGTGACGCCGGCCAGGTGGGGAAACCGCGGCGCCGAGCATGGGGCGGAAAAACGAGAAAGATTTACTGATGCCGCTTCGATGAGGCGGCATTGGAAATCAACGGATGAGGCGAAAAATATGCTGACTCTGGAAAGAGTGAACGAGCTGCTGCGATATGACCCTGGGACCGGCCAGCTTTTTTGGAAATTGGCCCGCAGGAACGGCTCTGAGGCCGGATCAGCAGCAGGCTGCGCATCAAGCAACGGCTACACCCGCGTAAAGATTGACGGCGTTCAATACCTTGCCCATCGGCTGGCTTGGTTTATCCACTATTCGGAATGGCCGACCGGGCCTATCGACCATGTTGATACGGTCCGCGCAAACAACTCAATCAGCAACCTGCGTGTGTGCACCGGGGGAGTGAGCTGGTGTTCAGCGCTGTCTCGCTGGCATGTCCAGATCAGGGCGGCGGGACGCATTCACCAGGGCGGCTACTTCATCGCAATCGATGATGCGGAATCTGCTGCCATTCAACTACGAACCCAACTGCACGGCGAGTTCGCCAGGCATGCATAAGCGCACCTGGTGACGGGTGCATTGGGAAAACAACCGAGGGCAAGACGATGGGATTGGATATCACGGCTTACAGCAAGCTTGTTGAGGCACCTGACGCCGAGCGCGATAGCGATGGCGAGCTAGTCGATTATGAAAACCACACCACGTTCTACAGCAACGAGGACTTTCCAGGGCGGACTGAAGGCCTTATTGAAGGAATGGCTTACCGCACCGACGGCGAGTGTTCAGGCCTCAGCACCGGCTACGGCACCTACAGCGCTTGGCGCGAGGAGCTTGCGAAGCTCGCGGGTTACCCTGCTGAAATGCGCGAGCAGTACGGGCGTCAGGTTGAAAGCTACTGCGGAGCCTGTTGGGCTGGCGCAGAGGGGCCTTTCGCTGAGCAGATCAACTTCAGCGACTGTGAAGGCACCATCGGCCCGGTGGTGAGCGCGAAGCTTGCCAATGATTACGCCGAATTCGCGGAAAAGGCTGAGGCAGTAGGTGGCTACTTCTGGGAGAAATACCAGGAATGGCGAGTTGCTTTCGACCTTGCCGCAGATAACGGCGCCGTCAGCTTTCACTGACCGACCAGCGCCACGACGGCCTGTCGTTAACTGCCCGATCCTCTCTATGAGAGCGCATCGGGGTGTGATCTACAGCGGAGCAAGGCACCTGACTCGTAATCAGGCCAGCCACTGAGCACCGTCGACAAAGCGCGGCGGCAGGCAAAGCCAGAGGTGACGACCTCGCGTAGATCACACCCCGATGCGGACGAATGTCACAACCGGTCAGCAACCGGGCATCTGCATCAGCACCTAATCGGAGATCACCATGCTCCTACTGTTCCTGATCGGCGCAGCGCTCAGCCATGCGCGGCCAGAACCGCCACCTGATGACGGCCTGCCAACCGATCCACTGCTCTTTCACCGTGAGCGCTGGCGATGTACCGGGGGTCGGCACCCGTTCTGGCGCGTGCTGCCCCGCACCAAATACTGACTATGACTGCATCGGTTCGAAAAGCCCTTTCCGTCCAGTTGGGGCTTTTCACTTTCCCGACCAATCCCGAATGCACTCCCCTTCGCGCCCAACGGCAACCAGCGGAGCGGATGAGTGCATCCGGGTTTTGTTGGATCAATCAACGAATGGAGTAAGCCATGAATTTTCAGCCACCAGATCCGGAACGCTTCGGGTCGTGCTTGAAGTGCAACAGCCTGATCGAAGAGTCGGAGCAGTCCGGTGGCGTTTGTTTTGAGTGCCAAGCCGTGGATGCCAAAGAGCCAGCTTTCCCTGTCGGCGCAAACGAATACGGCGGGCACGGCACCTGCTTCGGGATCACGGTTCGCGACTACTTCGCCGCCAAGGCCCTGCTGGGAATGATCTCAACAGCAGGCGCTCCATGCTTGTTCGGACTTGAAGGGGGCGAAAGCGAGACCGCGAAGGCCGCTTACAAGATCGCCGACGCCATGCTCGCCGCCCGCTCCGCCTAACCCCAAACACTGGAGGTCGCCATGAGCGGCTGGATCAAATGCAGTGATCGATTGCCGGACCTGCCAAAAGGTGGCGGCAAGCACCACGTCATCGCCTACACGCCAGCCAAGCAGGCACAGCGATTTGCGAACGGATCGCGCTTCCTCTACTGGAACGGGATCGACTGGCGCTACCCGGACGGCTCTCGGTTCGAGCATCGCGTCACGCACTGGCAGCCCTTCATCACTTCGCCCACCGACTGACCGCCGATCTGGAGGCGCCCATGAACGCAGCACTGAAACGCTGTCAGGCCATGCACGACGCGCAGTTGCCTCGGGTGGCGGCCGAAAGACCTTTGTCGGAAGCCGAAAAGGCTTGGGTTGCCAACGGCGTGGAGCAGTTGGTGTGGTTCGAGAATGACGTGACGTTCAATTGCCGTAATCGCAGCCCCCAAGGCGTCACGGTAGATGATCTGGCCCTTGCGGTAGATGAGCATGTGAATGGTCGAGCTGCTGACTTCCAGATCCACACTCCGGCCCTGGGCTACCTCCTGATCGCTGCGAAGCACGGTCGCGCAGACAAAACGGCCGCTGATGAGCTATTGGGCAACAGCGAGCATGCATACGGGAAGCTCGGCGAGCTGGCTGAGGCCCTACTCCGGCCCTTGGCTCGTGACGCGATGATCGCCCAGGCCGAGGACAACGAGTGATGAGCAATCAGGTAGCACTGGCCCGGCTGGGCCTTGAAATCGCGAAGATGCGCAAGTCCTGCAC